GGTAAATTGACATTCCCGTGGGGCGCTGACCGCTGCGGTATAACCATCCATCTGTGCTGCGCTTCGCTTGCGATGGATAGGTTATGTCCTCGCTCTGTTGACTCTCACACACACGAACCCCCGTGCGGATTGTCCCTCTGGGAAGCCCCAAATTCCCTGCATCGTCAAGGATTGCAGCTTTTTTGTTCCAAAAAACCAGCACCCAGCAAGCTGGCGGCTTCGCCGTCCTTGACCATTCCCTCGCCAAGGCTCGGTGCGAGGTAATTTGTTGTGATAGAGGGCATCGCACGGAGATTGTCTGTGTGAGTAACAAATGGAGAACAAAATGCTTGATGATATCCTCGGTGCATTGGCACTCTTCATAGGCTTGGCGCTGTGCTTCTGGATAGGAGCAGGACTAGGCTTATAAAATATAACATATGAGAAATCCCCTAGAGGATCATTCATCTGAGTCAAGTCTGCCCTTCGGCGCTTCGCGGACTTGACTCAGCCGCCTGACCCTCTCTTGGGGGTGGCATAATAAGAAGAAACTGTAACCTCAATCAAACATCAAAATGGAGAAGATCATGAACACCTACGAAAACATCAGCTTGCATGACGCTATCGCTCGCATCGCAGCAGAGTTCAACAATCCCTACCTTGCCACAGAGCAGGATGGCACCATCGTTGAGAAGAACGCTTGGGCTTGGACGCAGAAGCGTGTCATCCAGAGCATGGCTAACGCAGTCTATGCTGACCTGTTTGACAGCCGCACTTATACCGATGCGCGTGGTGTCTCACGCCCGAAGGGTCTGAAGCTACGCTATGATGCACAACTGCGTATGCTTAAGAACCTCGCTAAGAATTCTGATGTGGCTAATGAGATTGAGGCTCAGGCGTTGATCAAGGCCGCTGACTTCACCGAGAATCTCGAAGCCCAACTTGAGTGCCTCGAACTAGCGTATCATACCATGTGCAACGTGTACGAAGAGATGACAGGCGATGTCCTCAAACCATACGTTGCATGGCAAGACTACAAATCACAGAGCAAGGAGCAAGCGTCCTCTGAGACAGCCGATGCAGCCAAGAAGGCAATGGCACGGCTCGGCATCAAGGTCAAAGAGGGATACGTTGCGAATACACAGGGTGTCGATACGCCCGATGGCGAGTGACGCAAAGAGGGAGGGGCGCAAGCCTCTCCTTTCTTTTTGTGACCTCGGCCTGTTGCACAGCGGTCGGGAGGGGGGCGCAAGAAACTGTGTCTGTCACGCCGCGCCCCGCAAAATTCAGGGACCACCTGAATAAATCAAAACCAAATGGAGAACGATCTTGTTTCAATTCAAGTATGATCCAGCCTACGGGCTGGCCGACGAGACACGCACTCACGCAGTCCTCGCTTCCATTGCTTATGGAACAAAGAAAGCTGCTGAGAAATGCAAGGTATCACCAGCATCCATCTACAAATGGCGCTCTGATCTAGGGCTTAACAACAAGGAGAATACAAATGCTTGACATGAGTATGGAAGCCTTCGCTTTCCCGACAGAAATCCAACCAATCTATGATCGCTTTGGCAATGAGATTCCAAATCAGAAATGCGTCATGCGCACTGATAACAACACGGTGCTTGGCGTTCACGGCTCACGTTACAGCATCGTCAAGCATGATGATGTAGTGAACAGCATGATGGATGCACTAAGCGCAGCCAATGTCAGCCAAGATTACACCACCAAGTTCAGTGTGATTGAGGATGGTCGCAAGTTGCGCGGTGAAATCCTATTCAATGACCTCACTGTACAGCCCAAGGTTGGTGACTACGTTAAGTTCCGCATCAGCTTCTTCAATTCATACGATGGTAGCTGGGCATTCAGCCAATCAGCGGATGGCCTTCGCTTGTTCTGCATGAACGGCATGACGCGCAGCGATGCAACTGCATACACCAAGTTCAAACACACGCAGTCAATCAACATAGAGGGGTCGGCTGCAAAGATGATACTAGGTCTAGAGTCTTTCATGCAGCAGCCCGACAAGTGGCGCGCATGGAGCAACACTCAGATCGAATACGATGCGGTCGAAACTTTCTTCAAGGCAACTGTTGCGAAGTCATTCACGCATCAGACCAAGGAGCGAACAAACGAAAAGCAATTAGAGAAATTGCTTTCGATCTACAGCGATGAGGCAAGCGTCCTCGGTCCCAACAAATGGGCTTTGTATAACTGCCTCACCTATTGGGCCAGCCATACCTCTGACCTCAAGAATCCTGAAGTAACTCGTCGCAATCGCGAAGAGGCAATCAGTAAAGCAATGCAACACAAGATGTGGGAGACACTCTAATGGGTATCGAAATCGACGCGATGAACATCGTTAAGTATGAAACAGTTATCTCATACTATAGCGGCTTCAATATCAGAAAGATTATCGTGACTGACAACAAAGGCTCAGTCACTGAGTTCAAAATGTATCACAATGACTTCGATCCATTTGAGCAAAAGCCAATCGTCTACAATGACTATCGAACCATTCCTAAGAAGGAAGGAACCTTCCATGAAGATGTCGAAACAACACTTTGATTTCATTGCAGATACGGTAGGGCCAATGGTTGGTTGGCCCTCCCAACTGCATGATCTTGCTGACAAACTCGCAGCATCTAACCCTCGCTTTGATCGCGAGAAGTTTATCAACAGAGCAACTGCTGCATGGGAAAAGAACTATGCACCAAAGGAGTTCGAGGATGAAATCCCCTATTAGACAATCAATCACAATCTGCGAAGATTGTAATGGCGCTGGCGAGATTGAGTATCAGTCTACGCAATGGCAATCGCGTCAACGTGGTGAACCCTACCTAGAATGGGGCATCTGCGAAGAATGCCAAGGCACAGGAACAATCGAAACAGACTTGACTGAGGAGTGAAATCGCTGCAACAGTGCAGCGCATGAAATCATATCTCACAATCCTAACGGAACAGGCTCAGATCGTGGGCCTGTCCTTACTCCAAGCCTTCAAGGGCGCTGACATACCAACATCGACTTACTATCGGGCGGTGAATGGTGTGACCGAACTGCGTCACGAAACAGCAGTTAAGGTGATGAATGCAATCGAAAAATTTCACGCACTTCAGCAAGCCCGTGAGCATACCAAGTCACTACGAGGAACTGGTAAACCAGTTAATCGCCGCACGATCCGTGCGAAGTTTAAGCCAAGAAGTGTTGGCTGATAAGATAGGATGCACAGTCTCTCTCATTCACAAATGGGAAACGCACAAGCGTATACCCTCTGGCTTCATGCTGATGTGTTGGCTTGATGCGCTCGACTACGAAATCGAAGTCAAGCAACGGAACGATTGAATGCGAATCATGTCACAATCGTACCGAATATTTCGTAGCGATTCTAAAGACTTACACTAGCCACACCTTTCTTTGTCTCCCATGCTACGAGGAACAATGCCAAATAAGAATAAATCAAAAGGAACCTACCACGAAAAGTGGATGGTTGAATGGCTTAGAAAGCTTGGCATCCTCGCCAAAAGACAGCCCCTCTCAGGTGCGCTCGGTGGAGAATACCGTGGCGATATCGTCCTCAAACTCTTGGGACACAGATTGGTAGGCGAGGTTAAGTATCGTGATCTATCTGGATTCCCAAGCCCCTTCTCTGTCTTAGATAAAAGAGACATTGCTTTCTACAAAAGACGGAGCGGAACTCCGCAACTGGTTGTCGTCATGTCAGGCGAAACCTTTCAACAACTCATGGAGAAACCAAATGAGCGAGTCACAGAACTTGATGGTGTTGGAATACCTGAAGAGTGGGAAGATACTGACCCCACTTGAGGCACTCCAATTGTTCGGATGCTTTCGACTATCGGCCCGTATCTATGAACTGAAAGACAAGGGCTGGCCTATCCATTGTGAACGGAAAGAATTGGATAACGGCAAGCGTGTTGGACACTACAGCATGACGCTTGATGAAACTTGGTGGCCCAATGTTTGATGTGTCTAAACGCCCTGCTGGTTTGCTTATCGTTACGTTGGAAGAAGTAGAGCGTAAGGATGAAGTGATCTATCACGTTGGCTACTATGCTGCTGGTCCGCATAAGAAAGATGCTTATCAACTGTATCAAGAAGGCAAGTGCGTCCTCTATCAGCGCAAGCAAGAGGATGGAATGTTTCAATACATCGCGCAAAAGCGGTGACACATGAGCGTTCAACCAAGCACAAGACAGCAGGATGAGGACGTTCTCTTCATCCTCAAGATGCGTAGAAGATATGGACCGCTTAGAACTGCCGATGAACTTGGCATGGCAAGCGCAAGAGTGCGTGTGATCTGCAATCGGATCATGAACGACGATCTCAAACACAGCATGAAAGACAATCTAGAAACAAAGCAGCAAGTCATGGCTGGATATTGGAGGATAGCTAAATGAGTGACAACATTATCAACCTAGACGACCACCGACCGCACCAGACCAGCTATGTCGCGTGTCTTGACTGCGGTAAAGACTGGATTGCAGTGGCTCCCGTGGACACGGTTCACTTCCAATGCCCAGACTGCCTCAAGTTGTCGGGCTTAGTGGTTGACCCGCAATGTCCGCACTTCATCAACGCCTTCATGCGCCCAGCCAAGCGCAAGGCGGACAAGATGAAGCGCACGATGGTGGTGCTGAACGGGCAGCAGCGGCGAGGTGGGGATGATGCCCCCCTATGATTCCAGGGTTGTCGCTAATCGCATATTGGAGGTCGCCCGTTCCAAAGGCATCCCTCTAACAATGATGCAGTTGCAAAAGCTTGTTTACTACGCTCATGGCTGGTGGTTGTCATATTCTGAAGGCGTCCCGCTGACGTCTGACAGCCCAAAAGCTTGGAAGTATGGTCCTGTTTATGACGCGATTTATGGTGCATTTCGTGGCAGCGGATCGCAGCCAATATTGGGGTTCGCTGTAGATGATCAGACGGGCCTGAAAATTCACGGTGATTTGTCTAAACAGGCTGATGCAATGATTGATCGCGTGGTTGACGCTTACGGGCGGCTCCATGCTTTCCAACTGTCGGACATGACGTACACGCCAAATTCTCCTTGGACAATTGCATCCAAGCAATATGGCTATTACGCACCAATTTCTAACGAGTTGATAAGAAAGCATTTCGATGGCCTTAGAAAACGGGAACCCGCCGAAGCAAGCTGACGGCTTGGCGGCTGGTGTCAGCAAGACCTTGCATGATATGGAATGGCTGGTCGGGATCGTTGATGCAGCGGCCCCGAAGGCTGGACCGCGTGGTCCCTACAAGAAGCGTAGCGAATAAGCCCCAAGCACAAGCCCTTGACTCTTTGCAAGTGATTCTTCAAAAATAAAGCCGTGAAGTGTGCAACCACTTCACGGCCTAAATGTAACCCGCTGTTGACTAGCGGTTGTTGTGATCACTCTATGCTTTTTGCATAAGGTTGACTCACCGTCAAGCGCCTAGTCAACGGCATAGCCCAGAAAGGGCAGTGCAACATGACTACGACCGCTAAACACCAAGGGAACAATGGACCGAGCCGTAGCGAACAAGCTGCCATTATGATGAAATGATGTATCAGGGCGGCTTCGGTCGCCCCTTTCATTTTCTTATTTCAAACTGAGACACTACCTGATTGTCGTTCTCATTTGCGTCTACTTCCTCGCTCTGATAGTACAGAGGTGAGGGGCGTAACACATCTAGCAAACGGCAACGGAAGCTTTTTGTCATGGTCGAAATCAGACTGCGCTACGGCCTATTTCCCCAATCGCCCCTCACCAAATCTCTGATATGAAATACGGCAATAGAAACATCATCAAGATGTTTAATCAAATCAATGCGTTGCGAAAAGCTATTCGCAATGAAGGAACTCCCATGATACAAGAGGCATGGGATAAGGTCGAAGAACATATCGACTTCATCTACCAACGAAAAATGGAGAATCAGAATGACAGTTTACAGCATGAGCAGAGAAGCGATTCTTGATACAGCCAAGGAGTATGTATCAACTGATCGCGCCAAGACACATGGTAGTGTTGAACGGAACTTTGAACACATCGCAGCGGTGTGGTCTGCGCGTCTTCGCATGAGCATCACGCCGCATCAGGTGGCTATCATGTTGATTGATCTGAAGGCAGCGCGGGCTTGGAACAATGAACAACACGCTGACAATTGGATCGACATGGCGGGCTATGCCGCTTGCGGTGGTGAGTTAAGCATCGAACCCAAACTATAATTTTGGAGAAAAGAATGACCAAAGATAATCCTGTGGTTTACCTAAACCAACGGGCTATGCCTCGCATTCAAGATTCACCCATGTTCCTTGCTTTCTGGAATGCCTATCCCCGCCGTATAGGCAAGGGCGCAGCGCGAGTTGCGTTTGCTCGCGCCCTTGCCTTGGCAGATGGCAATGAGATTGTTCAAGCAGCCATTGCCTACGCAGCCCACTGCATTGCGGTAAAGACTGAGCCAAGGTTTATCCCGCATCCAAGCACATGGCTAAACGCAGAGCGCTGGGAAGATGATCTAACTACAGAAGAAAGCAAGCCAACATCAGGCTGGGGCAATGTCTTCAATGAACTATGATGAACGCATAGCGCATATCAAAGATTGGTTTAAGTCTGACATCACTGTCAGGTTCACCATGCCTCGTGACATTGATCCAAAGATTGCAGCGAATGATGTGATCGAAGCAATCAACAGCAACCTACCCTCACCCATCACACCCGAGCGGATCGGAAACCTCTTGGCCTCAATCACCAGAGAGGTTTCACGATCCGCCAAGAGCCGCACCCTACCAACCGCAAAGGAGTTTGTTGATGCGGTAAGGGCATTAACGCAGAGCGGTCAAATAGCCACGCAGAGCAGCGATAAGGAAGCTTGGCATACTGATCCCCTGCAAATCACAATCAAGCGCATACGGGCAGGACAACCCTTCTGTGAGTCATGGCTCAAAGGCAAGAAGCGCGAAGAACTATTGCGCCATGTAACTTCTGCGGAACTTGAACCGTATGATCTTTACATGGCTGCACATACGCAGTAACATATCAACAGCCAACAATGGAGAGCGACAATGGATCGTAAGGGTTTTATTGGCGGATCAGATTGTGTCCGCATCATGGAAGGTGATTGGCTAAAGCTTTGGCAAGTTAAGACAGGCCGAGTGGAAAGCGATGATCTAACCAATAACATTGCAGTGCAGCTTGGCATCCACACAGAAAGCTTTAACCTTGGCTGGTTTGAGAAGCAGCATGACTGCATCTTGGGCAAGCATCAGTATGAAGTTCAGATGCAGATTGGCATAGTTCCCGCCAAAGGAATTGTTGATGCCATGTGGGATGAGGCCATCGTTGAGGCCAAGCACACCAATGACCGCAACAATATGGAAGGCATTATCGAAAAGTATATGCCGCAGATTCAGCTTTACTGCCACCTCACCAAAGCAAACGGCGCTTACCTGTCAGTGATCTTTGGCAATGGAAGATGGGAGTCCAGCTATGTCTCGTATAACTACAACTATTTCAATTCAATGTGGGCGGTGGTGTCAGACTTCTGGGGTTACGTTCTACGGGATGAAGAGCCTGTTGGTATCGACATCCCTCAGATCGAAACAGACAAGATCGCGGTGGACAACATGGTCCGCAGAGATGCCAGCCAAGACAATGAGTTTATCAGCCGAGCCGTTGACTATCTTCAATACAAAGATTCAGCCAAGCGGTTTGAAGATGCCAAGTCAGACCTGAAGCAAATGGTCGGGGCTAATGAGCGCGAAGTCTATTGCGATATGCTCACAATCAAACGCTCGAAGAGCGGTTCACTTCTATTCACGGTGCGGTAATGGATAAGAACTTAGAACTCTGGAACTCAGTATCCAAATCTGATCCCAAGTATCTGAAGAAGGTTACGCTCGGTGCGCGTAGCTTTACTTCGATTGATCCTCAGTATCAGGTCATGTCGGCAACAAAAGCCTTTGGCCCTGTTGGTCAGGGCTGGGGCTGGTATGCCAAGACCCACTTCATCAACCTATCCAATGGCGATACTGCTGTTGTGTCTGAAGTAGAGGTGTGGACCAAAGAACAAAGCAATCGCTTTGGCCCATTTCCTGGGTGTCGCAAGTTTTATGACTCAGTAAAAGGGAGGTTAAACGAAGACGCGCCGAAGATGTCAGTGACCGATGGTCTGACAAAAGCCCTGTCACACTTAGGCTTCAATGCCGATGTGTTCCTTGGCGAAATGGACGGAAACAAATACGCAGCAGACTCAGGGAAACCCGCAAGTGAAGGCGGTTGGTGAGTTAACAAGAGGAGCCAGAAGCATGGCAGAGACTTACGATAACTTGGATAAGGGCGCAGCCTTTAAGCCATTCGATACCCAGAAGCTAATCCTTCAGGGCAAGGTCAACAGCAATGGTAATGACCGCAAGATTGTTCTGATTAAAGATCAGACCAAGGCGGGCAAGGCTATCATTGAGGTGTTCGAGAAGGTCGGCACTCTCTTCGTCAACGAGAAGAAAGAAGCCGAAGCTGCGCCAGACTATACGGGACCATTGTGGGACCGCCGACTTGCTGCATGGAAGCGCGTGAAGGATGGTAATCCTTACATGACCTTTGCTGTTTCAGATGCGCGGGACAAAGAAGAGGCCAAGCCAGAACCAACGAAGCGCCGCAATGATCTTGACGATGATCTAGTGCCGTTCTAAGGTCCACTACTTTCTCCATGTTGGTTACTGCCGACGAACTGCCAGAGCTTAATTGCTCTGGCTTTTTTCACAAGGAGACAGGATGAATATCTCCCCAATCCACATGATCAATAAAGCAAACAACTACGATGTGCGCGTAGTTCTCAAGGAGTTTGCTGCGCTTGTTGGAGTAAAGCCAGAAGACCTAATCAAACAAGATAGGACGCAATGGATTGCACAGTGTAGACACATACTGATCTTCAGCCTCAAACTGCATACTGGATTATCTTATGCAAAGATTGGTTTGATTCTGAAGCGTGACCATTCAACCATCGTTCACGCTGTGAAGATGGGAGAAAAGATCGTGAAGGAAAACCCGTGGCTTTACGAAGAGATAGAAAAAATCTTCGATAAAGCAGAGTGGCCTCAACTAGACTAGCAACTTGGCAAAGGTCTTAGGGCCAACGATGCCATCAGCAGCAAGGCCATTCGCCGCTTGCCACTTCTTAACCGCAGCCTCAGTGCCAGAACCAAACACGCCGTCAGCATCCAAGCCCAACTCAGCCTGAAGCCGCTTCACATTCTCGCCCGTTGAACCCTTCTTCAACACACCCTGAATGTTCTCAGCATGAGTGACAGGAGCAGGAACAGCACCACCAAGAACAGCAAGCGCTTGCTCATAGTGCTTCTTGCGATCCTCTAAGCCAATCGTGCCGCCGTTCACCAGCTTGGTCATTTTCACAATATCGTTGGCATCACACGCAGCGTTGATGTTACGAGAGTTCCAATACCAGCAAGCCGACTCAAGTGCGCCCTTCTTAGTTTGCACATAGTCGATAACCTCTTCAGCGGTCATGTCGATGGTCAGGCCGAAAGACGTATAATTGTCGCGGCCCGTTAGTTGAATGACGCCGCGACCACGGAAACGCCAGCCATCGCCTTCCTCTGTGTTTCGCATACGACCGCCATAGATCACGTTGGCAATCTTCTCAGGTTGCTTGGCATAATCAGCAGCGTTGCGCCCAGCCTTCGAGAAGTATTTAGAGAACAACTTCTCAAGGGTTTCAGCGCGATAGTTCAGGTTCTCGGACAGAACCGTGAAGTTCATGGACTCATGTCCGCATTGCGCAAAGAAACCAGCAATGCGATTGGCTGTGTTGATCTCATACTTGGGTAGGATTTCCATTGCAGCATCAGCCCATGCCGCTGCATCCGAATTGCCATGAAGCAAATGGATAATCTTCTCTTTAGTTAGGGTCATTTCTTTTTCTCCGCGCCTTTAGCAACAGCACCGAGCAGATCACCAACATTGCCAGTGGCAGCAATCTTAATGACACCTTCTACTGGATCAGGCAGATCAACCTTATCCAAGACAGCATCAATGGCTTTCTCTTTCAACTTGCGCCCAACCAGAGCGCCTACCAAACGACCAATCATTCTGCGCTTCCTTCATCCTGAGACTTGTTGCGATTGTTTCCCGCAGCCATCACGCCACCCAATGCGCCAACAATGAAGCTGGCAATAGGCGTTAGTAATTCAAAGAACTTGCGGTCATTCTCTGAACTCTCACCCATAGGCTGTGTCACAAAGACCAGCGAATATAGGATAACAAAGATTGTGCCGCCAAGAATGACGGTCAAAGCTACGCCAATGAAGTAGCGAAGCTTGGCTTCCATTTCATCAGGATCAGACTTACCCATTGCTTCCTCCTATCAGGTCTTCAGAGCATTGCTTAGTTGCGATACAGATTGGCGGCTGGCACTCAGGTGCAAGCCACAGATCAGGGTCTTGGCAAGGATAGCGATAGAAGCCGTCCTTACTTAGAATGAAGATAGCAACGATGGCAAAGCCAAACGCTGCCCATATCAGTTTCTCTTTCATCTCACCCTCACTGGATTGGGTTCTTAGATAGATCGTCCATTGCTTTCCATAGGTCTTCAATGTCACGATCATACTTGTCTAGCTGATCTTTAATGCCAGAGGTAATGGCATCAGACTTCTCAACCGAAGAGCGCAGATCAAGCAATGCCTTCTGTTGCTCCAAGATTGTCTGCATCTGAGTTCCAATCGAAGAAAGCTTGGGAGCAAGACCACGAACATCATTGTCTTGGATTGCTTGCTCTAGTGTCTGCACCCTGCTCTCAACACCAAGGATTGAGTTTACGCTTTCCTCAACCGACCAGAAGCGATTAACGGTATCGTAGGAATAGTAGATACCGCCTGAGAGTGCAGACAAAACAGGGAGGGCAACGGCAAAATACCAGCCCTTGATGTCAAACCCACCAAGCTTGATAGATGTGCCGCTGTCCTCTTCGCTCACGATCCATACCCTGCGTTGTAGATGTCACCAGCACTGACCTCATTGCCAGCCAAGAAACCTTGAAAGCCAAGGCCAAACGTATTGCCAGCACTCACATTCAAGATGTCAGCCGTAGCACTGTAAGTAACAAAGCCGCCATAAAGATTGACGTTTGCACTTGCAGCGTAGCTATCAACTGTCGAAGTCAGCATGGTGTTGTTTGCCGCTGCCAAAAAAGCGCCAGCTTCACGAGCATATTCCTGCACAGAAGCTAGGGCATTGTTGTAGTCGCCCTGCTCTGCATCGGTAATTGCCATCTCAGGTGAGTTCTCAAGCATCACCTGAAGTGCCTGCTGTTCGGTCACAGTGTCGGCGGATGCGGCCATGTCGGCTATTGTTGTGGCAGTCATCAACACCAAGGTAGCATCAACAAGGCTGTCAATAGAAGTGTTGAGGTTTGCCATGGCTTGCGCGTGTTGATCCATAAAAAGGTCTTGAGCGCCGTAATAATTGGCATCAATAACGTCCTGAATAGCGTTGTTGTAAGCGTTCTGCATCTGGTCGTTGATTGCCGCAGTCTGCATAACGCCAGCATCCAAGATACCACCAGTGCCAGCAGCCTGAACGGCCCCTGCGGTCAGGATTTGCGATGCGCTAATCTGCCCCAGAATTGCTTGAGCTGATTGATTCAGATTGTTCATTGTCTGATCCGCCAGCGCCTGTGTTGCGGCGAAAGCGCTCAGAAAGGCTAGGGCCAGTGTTTTGATTGACTTCAACATCGGGCAGTTCCTCTCCCATAAGTAAGAATGTGTCCCAGAAAGCTTGGTCTTCTGAGTATCCTACCACATAAATGCTCGGATTGTCTCGCATTGCTATATAAGCTTCCCGCCCAATCATGAGTTTGCCTAACACAATTGAATAAACAGGGCATGGAGTGGAGGCCAAAGCCATTGCTTTGAAGACATCAGCATTGCTGCACATCAAGGAAATGCCACTGACCTGAAGCCCTAAACCACCAGTATCCTGTGGTGTTCCAAGCAGTCGGCTATCTTTTCTACGATTGCACTCTGGGTCTTGGATCATTTTACCCTCAGCCTTGCCAAAGATACTGATCTGAAAAGCTTGCTGGATTGGGATCAGGCAACTGTCATTGCCGCCACCACCCATAACAGTGGGCGCAGCAGCAGTAGGAACAGGCTGAGAAAATGGTGCAGACCCAGCACCATTGTAGTTCTTGGTTTCGTTGCTAGTGGGATTGTTACTGCCAACAGTGGAGTTTGTATTGCCGCTGTTGGTGTTAAGATCACCAGTAACCTGTGCAGCAACAGAACTTAGTAGAGTGAACAAACATCCCCAAGCGAGGAACGCACAGAAGGATCGCCGCCACACATCAAGGCATCGCCAGCCTCGAACTGGCCCATGTAATACAGCGTCTCTGCGTTCTGCCTGATCTCGCATTGGGTGTCTCCCTCTGGGCAAGCAGTCGTATAGGCTATTGATGTAACCGCAATAGGTCCACATGAGGCAAGGAGCAGCAATGGAAGCCACTTCATTTCCGCAAAACCCCTTCGATTGTGTCTAGCTTCTCAAAGATACGGCGGAAGTTTTCCCGCATTTCTTTAAATTCTCGGTCGTGCGCTTCCTTGTTGGCCTCGTGGACTGCTTGCAGCACCGCAATCTGAGTCGCGTGGGACTGTTGGGTGCGATACAACATCAGCGCACCAGCCGCCACTGGCACAACAACCCACTGCATGACGCTGTTTATCAGATCAAGAAGTTCCATGATCACTCACTTGGGTAGGGAAAACGGGCCTTGATCTCTGCGACCTTAGCTTGCCATTCTTCAACAGTTGCTTCGCCGCGCTGAGACATGAAGAACAAAGGGTCAGCTTCTTTGCTGTATGCTTCTGCACGGGCTGCTTGCTGCTGCTCTAGCGTGGGGATGCTTGCAGCGATGACAGCAGCAATCTCTTCGGGGGTATAAGGACGGATTGTTACTTCCCCCGTAGTGGCATTCGTAATGACTTCAAAGTAGTCCATGTTACTTCACCCCGTAGATAGTGATTGAGCCAGCGTCAAAGGTTCCACCACCAACGTCAAATCCTATGCTGGTTGTCGCTGTTCCAACAACAGTCTGGTTTCCAGCGTATGGGGTTGACACAGCCCAAGCAGGAGTTGCTATGGCAACAGTACTCATGGTGCTTGAATAGACCCCAGTTGTTAGATTAATTTGTAAGATGCCATTGATGCCGTTAGCGTTACCGCCTGTAGATGGTGCAATGTTAATACCCGCACCAGTACCATTGCCTCTTAGACCAACTCCAGCGTCAATTGTTACACTGACAGTTTTGAATGCAGCTACAACAAACTTATACGATGTTAGGTCTAAACCAGACAAAGTAACTGTTGCTCCGCTCGTAGTAGCAAGAGTGCCAAGCAGGGTCATGCCACCAGTAGCAATAGTAGACCACGAAGTAGAAGCGCCAGCTCCACCAGAGGTAAGCACCTGACCAGATGTGCCGTAGTTAGCCCCACCTGCACCTAGGTTACCTGAGATGATAGGAGTTGTAAGAGTGGGTGAGGTAGCAGGAGCAGGGATGGAACCATTAATCGTAGCAGTATTCCCACCAGCAGCGTCTACGATATAGTTAGCGCGAATTGTGGACATGGATCAAACCTCTGGATACGGATAGCGGGCTTCGATCTCAGCGATCTTGTCGAGCCATTCTTGTTGGGTAGCTTTGCCACGTTGTGCTTGGAAGAATAGCGGATCAGCTTCTTGGGCGTATGCGGATGCGCGAAGGGCTGAGAGTTGCGCTAGAGTTGGGGGTTTTGGAGGAGGCAACGGGCTAAAGATTGACC